TGAAGGACTTATTCCTGCAGGTACACCTATTGCTCAGGTTATTCCTATTAAACGTGATAAATGGCAAATGAGTTTAGGTTCTCAGGAAGAGTTTATTGAACAACAACAAGTTACTAATCGTTTACAAACCAAGTTCTTTGACCGCTACAAATCTATGTTTAGACAGCCCAAAGAATATAAATAACAAATAGTTATCACGCCTGAGCATGCGTTTAAACTGCTCTATTTTTTATGCCTAACCTAAGGAGACATAGTGGCAAGTAGACCACCTGATATATCCGAGCGCGTGATAATTGACCTATCTGGTCGAACCGCTGCTTACTATGACCCAACCACATACAAGTTTGATGTCGCCATTGGTGGCATGCCATTCATCTATGCTATTACGGACCAGACTCCTTACAAGCGACAGACTGCAGAGTTTCGTACTCAGCGTTTTGACAATGCCCGTGACCCAGGTGAGCAATCACTATCTGGTTCAGGCTACTGGATTCGCTCGCAGTCATCCTTCCACTTAGGTGGAGGCATCACATACCAGGAGCCTATCGTTGGCACACCTGATGAGGTTAAGTTCCAGTTCTCTGACTCCGTAGGCATTGACCCATGGACACCAGGACAGTTGCAACTGCTCCACTCTACAAGCCTTACACAGGCATCTACCGCCCTCTCTGGCGTGTTCTCAACCATCATTAGTGGTGTTGAGTATCTTGTTAAAGTAACTGGCTCATCAGCCGTTACAGCCCGTGTAACACTGACTACTACTGCTGGCTCAGTAACAACAGTTATTAACAACAGTCAAATCACAGAGGCAATTCTTTGGGCTGCCATGGGTGGTAATGACTTGATGATGGTTACGCCTACGAAAGTATGGCGCTACTCATTTGACGAAGGAACTCCTGCTCTGCATCAAGACTATGCAATCAATACAGCAAACGCTACATCAGCGCGTATATCTTATGTGAAGCAACGCTTCATGCTTGGCTATACAGATGTTAATAAAAATACATTTGTCTATGAGTTAGTTCGTAACCTTGGCTCAAGTATTAACTTAAGCACACTTACCGCTGTTAATGGTAGTGCAACTTTACCTATTGGTTTTTCTTTTATGGGTATAACAGAATCTAGTGCAGCCATTTATGTTGGTGGATTCTCAGGTGATGAAGGCTTAGCCATGAAAATTTCTGTTGACAATAATGGTTCTTTAAGCACCATGACAACAGTACTTGTCTTGCCACGAGGCGAGAAACTCACAGGCTTATATGGGTACCTTGGTACATTTGTTGCTGTTGGTACAAGTAGAGGTGTGCGTATTGCCATTGCAGATGCCGAAGGTAATCTGTCTTATGGTCCATTGGTTTACGAATCAGCCAGTGACATCTACGCATTTACTGCCAGCAATGAATACATTTTTGCTGGGGTTAAAGGTGAAGTAGATGGGTACTCAGGACTTATTCGCATCAACCTTGGTGCGCCACTAAGCAATGGAAAGTATGCATACGCTAAAGATGTTTATGCAGCAGGAACTACTGGTGCTGTATGGTTTATTGCTACATTCGCTAATAATCATAAAGCATTTACTATTGAGAACTCTGGAATGTGGCGAGAGTCGCAGACAGATTATGTTGAGTCAGGTGAGATAATTACTGGCATTATCCGCTTCGATACCTTTGAAAATAAAGCATGGAAGCGTATCAAGATTCGTCTTGAGGATGTGCTGCAAGGTGACATAGATATGTTCCGTGTTATTGATGGCGTTGACATAGCCTTTCAGACAATCCCAGAGGGAACCACTACAATCTATGACTACGACTTAGCCTCAGTATTTCCAGAGGTATCAGCCGAAGCACAGTTTAAGTTCCGTTTAAATAGAAACGATACAGACCCTACAAAGGGCGCTATCATCTACGGCTATTCAGTTAAGGCGCTACCTACACCTACTCGCGCTCGCGTACTACAGATTCCTATCTTCTTGTTTGATAAAGAGACAGATAGAAACCGACAGATTGTTGGCTTTGATGGCTATGCACTAGCCCGCCTTCAAGCCCTTGAGCAAATGGAAGCACAAGGTGAAACTGTCATCATCCAAGATTTTACTGCAGGCGGAGAGCCTACAGAATCTATTATCGAACAAGTTACATTTACAAGAACAACTCCACCACAGGCAGGCTTTTCTGGCTACGGAGGAATTGTTACCGTTGTTGCTCGTACTGTTGTCTAAACTATAAGGAAAATAAATGACTCCTGCACAGTGGCTAGGTTTAGCCATATCACTTTGCACCCTTGTTGCTGCATTTGCTACTGCAGTTAGATGGTTAGTAAAACATTATCTCTATGAACTACGCCCTAATGGAGGTGGAAGTGTTAAAGACCAAGTCAATCGCCTTGAGGCTCGTGTTGATGACATCTATCGTATTCTCTGCGAGCGCACTGAGTAGTTGCGGGTACCAAGGTTGGGTTAGATACCCGTGTCAAGAGTATGAGAATTGGGAAAAGCCTGAGTGCAACCCACCTCAATGTGAAGTAACTGGAACCTGTTCCTCCGATTTATTACCAGAGGTATTTGATGGCAAGAAATAGATATACCCCAGAAGAATTACACGCTAGATTGATTGTCATTATTGGCATCATACTAGCGTTGGTATTTGCTGGCTCAGTCTTTGCCCTGCTATGGGCATTGGTATTTGTAACTCAACCAATGAAGCAAGCACCTAATGATGCTGCATTTATAGAGTTGGTGTCCACCCTCACTGTATTCCTTACTGGGACACTTGCTGGAATTGTATCTGCTAATGGACTAAAGAGTAAGAAGAAGGATGATGAATCAAAATGAAACCTGTAGTCAAGAAAGCCACACCTGCTGCCCTTGCTGTTCTCAAGCAAGCAACGGCTATAGCACCAACTCGCAAGAAGGCAAGCGATGGGCTGCTTCCCAGTGCTGCTCATATCAAAGCCAGTCCTAACTCTGACCACAACACAGGACTTGCAGTTGATTTAACGCATGACCCTAAGAAGGGAATTGATTGTGTTGAAATTTTTGAGAAACTTAAAGAAGATAAGCGTGTTAGTTATCTTATCTTCCAGGGCAAAATCTGGTCTAAAGAAAAGGCAAAGCAGGGAAACAGACGGTACGCTGGGAGTAATCCTCATAATAAGCATCTACATATTTCTATTGACCCCGCTTATTCTGCAGATACTTCTCCGTGGTTCTGGTGGATGAATCAACCTAAGATTGTTAATCAAGTAATTGCAAAAGTTGTACCTGCCCCTGCTAAGAAGGCATACACAACAGAAGTTTGTACATGTTGCAAGTTGCACGGTACAAAAAAATAAGGAGGAAACAATGGAACAATTTAAGCAACTCGGACTGACATGGTTTCGTGCTGCGGCATCTGCTGCGGTAGCACTTTACCTTGCTGGCGAGACAGACCTTAAGACATTGGGTGCTGCAGCCCTTGCAGGCTTTGCAGGTCCACTACTTAAGTGGCTTGACCCATCCGCAACTGAGTTCGGTCGAGGCTCCAAGTAATGTATTAAGACACAAAGAAACCCCCGCGCTAGAGAAATCTAGTTAGCGGGGGCTTTTTTGCTTTTCCTTAACCGCTTCCCCTACAGTTAAGAAACCTATCCATCATCTTTATCCACCAAACAAGGAGCAGTAAGCAAAGCGCCACAGGCGCTACACTCAGCATTTAAACCATACAATGAAATTTCGTAGTCATCAAAGGTAGCATAAATAATAAATACTTTCTCACCACAAGGGCAAGCATGAGTAGGCAAACCTCTATAGTTAGCCTTTGCTTCTGGCTTACGCCAGAGCCTTCTTATACTTAACCCGTTCTGCACGAACAGGAGTTTAATCATATCAAAACAATTCGCACAGCGACACGCCGATGAATTACAAGCGTGTCATTTCTAATAGGAGAGACATTGTGTAGTAGTCTCCTCTATTGAAAGGAAGTAACATGACACTAGAAGAAAAGACGGGGAAGAACTACATCTCCCACAGCGCCATGTCAACATGGCTTAACTGTGGCTGGTCATTCTACCTCACTCGTGTGCAGAAAGTGCAGGAGAATCCATCCTACTGGCTGGTAGGTGGTAAGTCTTTGCATGAGGGTACAGAAATCTATGATGCCCTTAAACCAGGAGAAGCGTTTGATGCAGGCGATGTCTTTAGACAGCGTTGGGTTGAGAACTACAAACTTGCAGACAATGGCATGCCGTTCCGTGCTGGTGGTCGCAAGACAACTGCATATCCTAACAAGGAAGATGCTTCTTGGTGGCTAGACAATGGACCCAAGATGCTGGACTTCTGGGTACAGTTCCGTGAGGTTAGTGGGTACACACTGTACGAACTAGCCGATGGAGCCAAGGCTGTAGAAACAGAACTTAATACAGAAGTTGGTGGCGTAAACATCAAGGGCTTTCTTGACCGCTTGATGGTGTCACCAGACGGAGAACTGACGGTCATTGATATTAAGACATCAAGCAAACCACCAGTTGCCTACACCCAGTTGGGTACCTACGCAATCCTTGTTGAAAAGATTATGGGCATACGCCCAACCAAGGGTGCATACTGGATGGCTCGCACAGGAGAGATGACAGAACCTGTAGAGTTAGACCACTACACAGAGAATCGTTTGGCTACACATGTCAAGGGATTTAAGATTGCAGTTGATAACAATATCTTCATACCTCAACCAGGGTTTATGTGCAGTACTTGTTCAGTCAACCACGCATGCTATGCAGTAAACGGAAAGAACTCTCATCTATACCCAGAACTAGGAGAAACAAATGAGTAACATCGAAAACACACCAATCCAGATTAACTGGAAAACTAAGAAAGACGGCATGCTCATCAACCTTCGTGCATCATCAGGTGCAGAACTTGACCTACTGATTGATGAATTAAGTCAGAGACTTGCTACATTGGTTGACCTTGAAGCAACAACAGAAAGCATGGCTCGTGCAGCGGGGGCAAGTAACACTATTGCAGATTCATTTCCTGGCGCACAGGTTGTCAATCAAGGTGCGGTTCCACGCCAAGCACCAACACCAGCAGTTTCAGGACAAGCACCTGAGTGTGCATGTGGTGGAGGTCCAATGCGATTTGTTGCTGCAGGTATTTCTAAGGCAGGCAAGCCATACCGTGCGTTCTACGCATGTCCTAAGCCACAAGGTCAGGCTTGTTCACATAAGGCACAGCCATAATTCATGCGCCTTTTATCCCGTGCTATCAAGACTGCCTCGCAAGGCGGAGCCACGCTTCCAACAGTATGGCAAACCCTTGCAGCACAGCAGATAGCAATTAGACGGGGTGAAGTCAGCATGATTGCAGGACCACCAGGTGCAGGTAAATCCACACTTGCTTTATCTCTTGCTGTACATGCTGGTGTTTCAACCCTATACATTTCAGCAGACACACACTCACACACAATGAGTCTGCGTTTGCTCGCAATGCTTACTGGTAAACCACAGAATGAAGTTGAACCGCTGATGGAAATAGATAGGGAGTGGGCAGGACAGATGCTTAAGTCTGCCGACCACATCCTATGGGAGTTTGATTCAGCACCTTCGCTCAAAGATGTAGAGGATGCAGTCCTTGCTAGTCGTGAGCGTTTAGGTAGAGATGTTGAACTGATTGTTCTTGACAACGCAGTTGATGTAACCATTGATGGACAGGATGAGTACGGCGGATTACGCACACTCATGCGTGAACTTAAGTGGTGGGCTAGAGATACTGGCGCTGCAGTTGTTGTTTGCCATCACACAAGTGAAGGTGTCCCAGGTAATCCTTGTCCGCCACGCTCTGCGTTGCATGGAAAGATTGCTCAGACTCCTTCTCTGATACTCACAGTACACGGACAGATTGCATCTATGGGTGTATGTGCTGTTAAAAATAGATACGGACCAGCCGATGCCATGGGTGGCTCACCTGTGTGGTTGTCCTACGACCCTGCAAGTATGCAGATTTTGGACTTAATACAACAATGAATAATTGGCAACTAAGAGTAGTTGAAAATCACGGTGACATTAAAGGTAGCGCCTCAGCAGAGGAACTATCTGTGCCAACTAAGACACTATTCGATGACATACAAGCGCAGTTGAAATACATACCAAAGAACTTTTCGTGGACAGTAGGGTGGAAGTCTTATGTTTGGCAGGAAGAAGAAACGGGTAACCTCAAAGACCTATCAGAGGATGAGTACGCAACACTCCTTAATGAAGGAGTTGTCGCTTACACCAGAGATGCTGACGGAAGCAGTAATGAAGGCGAAGTTAACGCCTCAAATGAAGGAGACAATACTCAGTGAACTTCCAGAGTTTATGGAACATATTGATGAGGCGACAAGAAAAATCTTCGACCCTTCCGCAGTATGGCTGGAGTGCCTACAGTTTGCTGATTATGTTAGCCAAATGGCTCAACACCTCCTCGACAACCACGGACCAGAATGTACAGAACAAGTCGGAATCAACCTGAAAATCATGGCTGACTCGTGGAAAGATTTAGCCGAAGGTTCAATGGAAGTACTCGACCAATCAGAAAAGGTGTTTGATAATGGCGCATAGTAATAAAGAAACTTTATCTGTTATCTGGTGTGACAATGGAAACACAGATGGCAAGTTCACAGAAGGCTTGGTGTACAGCATCATCACTGGTGATGTCCCATTCCACAATGCTATTCGTGTGCAGGGTAATCAGATTGCTCGCCAACGACAGGCTGCATTTGAAATGTGGGGCAAGGTTGGTACTGACTGGGCGTTGTGGGTTGACTCTGACATTGTACTTACCAAGGAAGTTGTCAAGACCCTATGGGATACCGCTGACAAGATTGCTCGTCCAGTTGTAAGTGGTGTGTACTTTATCTCTAAGCAGATGGAGAACACATTGATGATGCCTATGCCTGCCCTCTTTGATGAGGGTGGGAATGAGTATGAGATTAAACATCACCACCCACTGCCACGCAATCAAGTCATCAAGGTTGACCACGCTGGTTTAGGTTTGGTCTTAATGCATAAGTCTGTTATCAAGGCACTGCATGAGAAGTTTGGTGAGTCTGACTTTGTGTTTGCTGAGAACAATGCAACTGGTGAACAGTTTATTGGTGAGGACATTGCCTTCTTCCGTAAGGTTAAAGCAGCAGGCATACAAGTCTATGCAAATACATCAGCCTTAGTCAAGCACATGAAGCGCTTTGCTTTAGATGATGGGTACTACAACTTGTATTGGGCATCAGTAGAAATAGCAGAGAGGAGAGAGCGTGAGCAATCAGCAAATAGCCAACAAGCGTAGAGGTGCAGGCTGGGAGATAGACCTAGCAGATTTCTTTGTTGAGTTAGATTACGAAGCACAACGCCTACCTCGTGCTGGGCGTAACGACATTGGTGATGTCTTTCTTAAGACAGCAAATGATTCTTATGTCATTGAAGCCAAGGCACCACGGCGTGATGGTCGCATTGACCTATCGGGTTGGTTGCGTGAGGCAGACATTGAAGCAGAGAACTACCGCTTGTCAAAGAGATTACTACTAGCACCATCACCATTGGTAATTATCAAGGCAAGTAACAAGGGAACAGGTGATGCTTATGTTGTTCAAAGGCTCAGCAATGTCCTCCCAAAACTCTAAGCATGACATCGTTAAAGTCTTAGAGCATTACGGATTTACTATACCTGTCAGAACTGGATGGGTAACAGTCCGCTGTGCCTTTCACAATGACAAAGTTAAGTCAGCCCGACTCAACATTGACAAGGGTGGCTTTAGATGTTTCGCCTGTGACATGGCTGGAGATGTGTACTCATTGATTATGAAGAAAGAAGGAGTCAAGTATGGCGAGGCTGTCAAAATCGCAGAGAGAATTACTGGCGAAAGCAACGGAGAACTACGAGCAAAACCTAGCAGAGGTTCTTCCGTATCTGGAGAGTCGCGGTATAACAGAAGCAACGGCGCGTATGTTCCGCCTCGGCTTCGTGGCGAATCCTGAGACAGGACATGAACCTTACCTTGGCAAGTTGGCTATCCCATACATCACACCATCGGGTGTTATTGACATACGCTTTCGCAGTATAGGCAATGATACTGGACCGAAGTATCTCTCTCGTCCTGGTGCAACCACACACATCTTCAATGTCATGGCATTAGAAAGTGATGCTGATGTTCTCGTAATTTGTGAGGGAGAGATTGATACAATTATCGCGACACAAGTAGGGTTCGCAGCAGTCGGGTTGCCAGGTGCTAATAACTGGAAGCCATTCTACTCACGGGTATTGGCTGACTGGGAAAAGATTATGTTGTTCTGTGACGGTGACAACGCAGGCAGAGAGATGGCGAAGAACATAACACGAGAGTTAGACAATGTGTTCCCTGTGTTCATGCCAGACAACTGTGATGTCAATGATGTGTACCTACAAGAAGGGGCAGAAGGCTTACGCAAACGCGTTGGGTCTTAAGACATGGTTAAAAACTCCAGTTTTGATTTAGATTTTGGGTACGGCAGGAAGGGTGAGAAGTTAGTAGAAGAACTCCTTACCGAAGGCAAGACTGTAGAGGTAAAGCGTGACCGCAAGTGGTGGGTTACTAACAATCTTTACATTGAAGTTGAGTGCTGGTACATGAAGTCTAAATCATGGGAGCCATCAGGAATTATGGTGACTGAGGCTTCTTACTGGGCATTTGTATTGGAACAAGGTGTACTCATGGTACCTACAAGCCATGTGTTGTATGCCATTAAAGAGTTTGGTCGTGAGATTACATGTGAGATACCTCCGAATAAGAGCAAGGGATACCTCATAACAGTAGATGATTTACTTACGGCAATGCGAAAGTTAAAAAATGAAAAGGCGGAACCCAACGATGAGTGATGAAGAACTAATAGAGTCTATTGAAAAGGCTTGTTACTTTATTCCTGCTGAACGCATGCAAGATACTGGTAGTGGCAAGCCTTCTGCTTACATAGATGGCATTACTAATGGTAGAAAACAAGCCATTGAAATTATTAGGAGTCGCAATGGATAAACAAGACGAGGTATGGGATGTGATTTATTCTGTCGCAAGACAGATAGCCTCTCGTTCAGGTCGCATCCATCGTGGGTTAGTAACTACTGATGACATGTACCAACACCTATCTTTGTGGGCGCTGGAACATTGGCACAAGATAGAGCAGTGGCAACAGGAGGAGAGTCTTAAGTACAAGTTGCGTAAGACTTTCTTCAATGAGGCACAGAAGTATGTGGCTAAAGAGAGACAGAGAACATCGCGTTCGCCTATGTCAGATACTTTCTACTATTCACACGAGGTATTGCATGAACTATTGCGTGATGTGTGGACACACGAGGGCTGGTCAGATACTCCTGACTTAAGTAATGAGTTTGTTTCTCGTTCGACCAAGCCAAGTGAGGGTGGCAATCGAATGGCGTTGCTATCAGATGTTATGGCTGGGCTAGAGAAACTATCAGAAGCAGACAGAGACTTACTTAAGATGCGCTATCACCAAGGTGGTATGGAATTAGGTGCAATGGCTGAGACTTACGGCACAACAGAAGAAGCAATGCGTAAGAGAGTCAAGCGTGCATTGACTAAGTTACAAGACAGACTTGGTGGAGAACAACCAACATGGTATGAACGCAGGCGTAATCGAACTAATGCACAAGCAAGGGATGAGGTAAGCGAAGGATGAAAACCTATAACATAATTGATTTACACCCACGCAGAGCAGAACTAATTATAGATGATGACTTGGGTGACTACCTACAAGAACAATCATGGGACATTGATGAACCAATCAACACTAAAAACTTTGTTGAGTTTTGGGAACTCATAGACCAGTACATGAAGGAGGAGAGTGCATGATTATTGGACTAAGTGGATACGCACAATCAGGCAAGGACAGCACGGCAGAATTGTTGTGTCTTAATTACGGCTATCGCCGTATCGCTTTCGCTGACCCTATGCGTGAGGCTTTGCTGAGATTGAATCCTAAGTTGGATAGCATCACACACATAGCCCATCGTGTTGAGGACTATGGCTGGGATGTAACCAAGCGTGACCCAGAGGTACGCCGTCTGTTGCAGACACTAGGTACAGATGTTGGGCGCAAGATGTTTGGTGATGACTTCTGGATTAACATTGCATTGTCAGGTCTTAAGGCAGAAGATAAAGTTGTTGTATCTGATGTGCGCTTTCCTAATGAGGCACAAGCAATTAAGAATCTTGGTGGTACTGTCTGGCGTATCAATCGCCACAACCATAGCGCTGTCAATGGACATCCATCAGAGCATGCAATGGATAACTACATGTTTAATCATGTTATCTATAACGATGGAACTCTTGATGACTTAAGTGATGAAGTGTTCATGCTTGCCAAGGAACTTGGATTAGATGCTTAAGTATAAAAAGGGAATGGTTTTTAATCGTGACTTTGCATTTGTTATAGAAAAGAAACCTATTCATTTTGGCTTGGGAATAAACTACATGCATAGCACCCCAATGCATAAACATTACAAGATTCCTAAAGAGTTTCCGCGTGTTCGTGGTATTGAAATTGCTTTGTTTGTTTACAGTGTTAGTTTAACTTGGTGTAAACACATTGAGTCTTAATACATAGAGAAACCCAGCGAGACAGGAGAGAATCGCTGGGCTTTTCTATGCACACAAACTCTCGCTTGTGTGCTAGATAAGTCTATTACTTATGCTGTGGGTCTGTCAAACCCCAGCCTATACGCTTACGAATTTTGTGTCGCATTGGTGGTGTAGTGCCACCCCAAACTCCGTACCTTTCATGGGCTAAACCCCACTCTAAACAAGCCATCATGACTGGACACTCATTGCACATGCGTTCAAACATGCGCTCCTCGTCACGAGTAAATAACTCCTGGGCTGGGTAGAAAATTTCAGTGTCAATGCCTCGGCAGATAGCCTTGTCCCATAGGGATGGGTTGTACTTAAGTACGAAAACCGTTAGCCCTTTGTTGTATCTATTCTTACTAGCAATCTCGTCAACTACTTGATGAAACTCTGGTCTGTTATTTTTCATGTCTTAATACCAACCCTTGGCAAGGTGATGAGCGTATGCTCGGCAGATGTTGTTGCCTGACTTTCCGTATCTGTGTTCCAGATAGACAAGCCCAGCATCAATCTGCTTCCTGCCATTCCAGGTTGGCTTAATACCGATGTTCTCCCATGTACTGTCCAGTAACTGTGGAATACCCATGGCACTAGACTGTTTGTTCTTGGCTTTTGGTCGCCAGTTTGACTCGCGTGTCCAGAGTTCATACAAGCAAGACCATTGCTCTAGTTTGTCTTGCTTGGTTAGTTGGTCAATGGCATAGCGTTGGTAATCGTTCTCGTAGTGGGCAATCAACCTACCCTTTGGCTGATGTACCAGCGCAGTAGGCTGTGTAACTACCAGTGCTATGGCTAGACCTACCGCTGTAACTATCCATAATCTAGCGTGCGGGTGAATCACTTTTAAGTTTAGCATCGCGCTCTGCCTCTGCCTTCTCATGTAGGTATGTATCTATGGCTTGGTTGGATAGTTCATTATGGTTTAAGACACAAGGGTCACACATCTCCAGCATGTAGTTAATAATCTTGGGATTGGTTACCACTATGTCGCACTTTAAACACGCCATTAAGACTGTCATAGTAACACCTTGCTGTGTGGTTCTGTGCTATCTAACTTAAGACAGAAATCATCTACCTCATCAAGCCAGTCAGGTGATGTAATGAATCTACCTTCCTTGTCCAGCCATGTAAGTTCGTAGCCATCCATGTCATCCCAATGCAGGATTACTCGCATCTCTACGCCATCAATGGTGAGGTCGAAGTCCTTGTCGTAGGCTGTGGTTGCTTTGCTCATAGCCCCAGTTGTAATCGTGTGGTTCATTTCTTTTCCTCCTCTTGATTAGGTAGAAAGTATGAGGCAAGGCGTAGCCCGTCTAGTTTCCCTTGGTAGTAGTGCCATGTGACATCTGTTTCATCAACTTGTCCCATAACTTTTATGACTGACTGTATTTCTTCTCGGTATTTTTTCTTGAGGTTTTCTATGGGTAGTTCAACTTCTTGTATCGTCATTTCTTTTCTCCTGTCTTAAGTAATACACCCAGTATTTCTAGGTGATGTTCCATTATGCCATGCCAGTAGTCGAAGTCCTCATTATTAGTCGTGGCATTTCGCTGTGACCTTGCTCTCTTTATTGCGCTGTGTAATCTCTTAAGTTCTTTATCACTCATCAGGTAGCACTCGCCCCTTAAACTCTGAGGTAATTACTTTGCACTCATCACCTAAGTAGTGCTTCCAATCCCAGTAGCGTGGGTCGCCATCATAAGTTTCAATCTCTAGTGTGATTAGCCATTTATCTTTCATGTCTTAAGCCACATCTTTCTTGATAGCAGGGGTCTTTTGGCACAGGATTACATGGCTGTGCTTGCATGTGCATTGAGGCGCACGATTAACTGTTCGTCTTGTCGTTACCTCCATTGAGGTATCGCATGAGGTACATACATACCAGTAAGTTGTAAACTCTCTCATGTCTTAAGCCCTAATCTCGTAGGATTCGCAGACCATCATGACTACATCGTCAAGTTTGGCTATCAAGTCTGATAGTTCTTGCTCGGTGAGGTGCTTGGTCATGCCTTTTGTAACTGATGACTTCCATACATTAGCCATTAGATTTCTCCTAATCTTTTTAGTGTCATGTATCCATCTGTTTTTATGTGACATCGCAAGCACAATGTTCCTTGTGGTCCTTGTTTAGCCCAAGATTTCTGAGAGGTTTCTTTACAGCCATCGCAGACAATTAACAAGTCAATCCATTCAGCAGGCATTGGCTTCCAGCCGATAGGTGCTTCCATTACTTTGCCTCCTCTGTCTTAAGTACTGAGAGCAGTGCCTCAAGGTGGTCAAGTGCCTGTTGCTTGCGCTTGTAGTTTGTACCCAGCATTTCGTTAGCCTTCTTAAGCGTGCTTCCATGACGGGTCATCTTCATACCTGTCTTAAGTTCTAACTTAATCCATGAGACGAGAGACAAAAGGACATACAAGTCCACGCCTGACCCGCTTGCGTTGGTCATCTCTCCGTTCTCGTTGAATGTCATGTTGTTAGCGCCGTTGGTTAATGCTTCTAGGGTTTGTTCTGGTAGTGCCATGTTAGTTATCTCCTGTCTTAAGTACGAAGCCTTCGTAGTATCCGTCTTTGATGTCGTTCTTCATCCATTGTTCTGCATTGGCTGTCCACTTCTCAACATCCACTGTTCGGCTCACGCCGTTCTGTGTGACTGTGTAGGTGGTACCTTCTGTTGTGATTGTGTCCCCGTTAGGGTGTGTCCATGTTGCCATTACTTTTCTCCTGTCTTAAGTCGTCCTGCTTGTTCACATGTTGGGCATCCCTCGGTTGGAGATACTCCACAAAATGGGCAGGTGTTGAGTTGTGTATTAAGTTTTAGTTTGATGCTGTCGGTGAGTGTGTTGTCCCACATCCCGCCGTTGTCGTTGATTGTCTTATTGACTGAGTAAAGTACCCACTCAATCTCTTGTGCTGTTAGTTCCATGTTGTTCTCCTGTCTGTAGTTGGTAGTTGTATTTAACTCTCGTCACCTATGCGGTGTCAATAGTTTTGCATGTGATGTTGGTCACACTGTGTCTTAAGGCAGAGGATGACCAGCAGGACACCCGACTTGCTCGACTAAGCATGACTCAGGAATCTCCCAGACTCCTAGTGAAACTGTCCATGCATAGAACGCGCTGAGTATTAAGACATAAATAACTACGGCTCTGACTTGCTTGCCTCGGCGTGTAAGTTTCATTTGTTGTTGGTGGAATGGTTGCAGTCTGTAATAGGTCGTAAGCAGTCTCCGCAGTATGGCTCGCATGTGCATAGCCACATAACCTGACCGCATGGCTGGCAGTAATCACTCATGATGCCACCGCTGTTAGTTCTGTCTTAATACCTGAGATTGCTTGAGTTAGAATCTGGATTGTCTTGATGTCTAAACTCTCAAACTTTTCCCATGAATAAACTTGCTCGCCTGTCACTCGTGAAATCTCTGTCATTAAAGTCTTGAGCGCAGGGGTGTATTGCTCGCGGGCAAACTTGCGTTGCAGGTGGCGGGCATAGCGGTTGCCTGGGTCGTCATAACCTAGGCGTTGTCGGCGGTCATCTGTGAGAATCTTTACAGCCTCGATGAATGTACAGCGCAGGTGACTAAGTGACACCCACATTTCTTTGCCACTTGCTGTCTGTATTAAGACATCACGAGTGCGGCATCTCTTGTCGTATTCTGTCTTAAGTTGTGTCTCAATTACTGTCACTTTGTAATAACTTAATTTGTTGGCAGTCTGTGCATAAGATTCACTAAGGTTGTAGTGGTATCCGCGCCAATCTGCCTTGCTGTTCATGTAATACGCCTTGCCTATGATTAGTTCGGCTCGCTTCATTTGTTGCTTCTCCTGTTCTTGTAGGTAACGGGATTGTTACCAGTGCCTCAATGGTGGCATGAACACCGCGGTTTCTTCAACATTTGAGGCTGTGATTTTCATCACATGTTTTCTTTCTGTCTTAAGTCATACCTCCTCGGTAATCTTCACGATGGTGCAGGCTTGCCCGTTAGCCTCAAGCATGGCTTTAATCTCTGCCATCTTTTGCATGCTCGTGGTCGTGTTCAAGCCTGAGAATGTTCCGCGCTTGCTGTAGATTTCGTAAGTGATTTTCATGTCTTAAGCCACACTTTCTTCACGCTTTAAGTTAATCGCCATGTGTTCGTCAAACGCCTCATCTGAGAAATAGACCCAGCCTTTGCCCTCCTCGTAAAGGTAGGCATACTCCTCGCCTGAGTTGAAATTGTCCAGCCAATCTTGAACACCTGTAAAGGCTCGCGCCTTGTCGCTTTCGGTGCCATAGGCTCCAGCCTTTGTCTCCTCTAGTGTCTCCATGAGTGAGGAGAATCCGCCGAGAGCGATTAGCGCCTCTGCCTGTGCCTTGCTGTTGTAGTTGTCAATCAAGCCTAGACCTACCCCCGCAGGGTATCCGTCCCAGTGGCAGTAAATCGCTTTGACTGTGCCATCTTCTGACTTAATACCGATTGTGCTTCTTGTTGCCATTCTTTTTTCTCCCGTCTTAATACATAAGGAGACTCTCTCCCTATGTCGTGCCCTAATCGTGTCGTGAACACGCGCCCCCTGTCAAGGATTTAGGGCTGTGAGTTACCTCACATTTTTTCTTCTGTCTTAAGTCACCGATTTATTGGCGGTGTTTCGAGCCATAATCCCCGACACGCGGAGCAGATTCCCCGCGATTTTTTAGGGTTTAAGACATCAACTAGCGCCATCGCCTCGGCTATCTTGCCCTTGTTAATCATCGCCTCAATTCGGGCGTTATGGCTGTCACATGTCCAGACTCTGCCCTTGTAGTTGGTTGCTGTGATGGTGTTCATGTTGCTGTTCTCCTATCGCTTTCGTTATGTCTTAAGTCAGAGAGACTTTCTCTCTAACTCGTGCCCCCTGTGAGTCATGAACTCGCGCCGACTTATCGGGCAGGGGGCGGGAGGCTTACGCCTCCTTGAACACCTCCTCGCACTGGTTGCATGTCACGCCTGACTCAAGGACACCGCGAGAAAGGCGGATTACATTCTCACATTCGCACATTGCCTTGATTAGGTTGGTGTTTCTGCCTTTCTTCTTCGCCTGTTCGCCTCCTAGGGCGGTTAAATCGAACGCGTTCGATAGGATGGTGAGGGCTTTCTTCCATCGCTTAGCGCCTAACTCGGTGAGTTCTGTTGCAGCGTGTCCCTTGCCCTTAATCTCGATTGTCTTAAGACCTAACGCCTCGGCTTGAGCCTTGAACTTAGCGTTGTGATACTGATTTGAGGAGCAATCCTCAATCCCGTTCATGTGATTGATTGAGTGCGCCACCTCATGGAGGAGGGTAGAAAGTAGTTCTTCTGGTGTCGTGAAATGCTCAAGATTGAACGCGATTTCTGAGAAAGATTCCTCGCCTGCCTGCCAAGGGGTGTAAGGGGTGAAATGTCCCTTTCTGCCCTTGAGGTCACGAGTCACTAGGAGAGTGGCGCGGGGTGCGCCTGTTTCTGTCTTAATCAACTCATGAGCCTGTTCTAGCGCCTTAGTGATTGTTGAAAGTGCCTCCGCCTTGCTTGCCTTGCCTGTTGCCTTAGTTGCTGTTGTTGCTGTCATTTCTTGTTTCTCCTGTCATGTCTTGAGTCCGATTTGAACTCACAAGGAGATTTATACACGCCCTCCCGCCATGCCCTCAACATTTGGCGGTGTGAATCGCATCACATTTATTTGAGCGTGAGCCTGTCTCAACATGTGAGACGGCAAGTGTGAGCGTGAGCAAGCGGGGGGCAAGCATGCGGGGGGATGCGGGGGATTAAGGGGGAGCGATTAGCGGAGTGAAAGCCCTGCCCTGCTCTAGCCCTTGCCTGCCTGCTCTGCTCTGCCCTCAAGCACTGTTCGCCTAGCCTTGCAAGTAAGTGAGTGAGCGTGCATGCTTCACCCCAGGATTGTTAAATCCGTGGTGTGTATGTGTATGTGTATCTACCCACATAACTTTGATAGTTCTGGGGTCACCAAAAGCCTTTGACCAGCACTTTTGCCGTAGGCAAAAAATAATTAAAAATACTTTGGACAAAAGTGTCCGCTAAGGACCTTTTGGACACCTATAGTATAGTGAGAGGCGAAATAATCGGAGCCTCTCTACACACTAGCAGCGACCCTTGGGGTCGCACCCTAAAGGAAGCCCTAACCTTCGGCTTCGTTTAGACTACGCCTTCGGTTAGGAGATAAGCCCGAAACTTCCATATTTCCGTTTCGGTATGCCTATGGACAGAAAAAGAGTTACAGCAGCAAGCCATAAGAGCGATGCCATCAAAAGGCAAATTATCGAATTTCTAATGGAGGGGTACTCTGTCCAACGGGCGATGGATGCCGTAGGGCGAAGTGTTAAGACCTATGAATACTACCGTAAGACTGACCAGGAGTTTTCAACCCAGGTAGATAAAGTCCGTAGTATGACAGCCCGTGGCGAAATCAACGGGGCTAAAGGGGAAGTACCACCCTTCCCTGAGTTTTCAGAAAAATTTTTAGGCACTAAGGTATTTAAACATCAGGAGCATTGGATTGACTTATTAGAGGGTAGAGAACCTTCGGATGTCCATCCTGCCATTACCCATGAACCTGGGTCCCCTGACTTGATTATTATCAATACCCCACCAGAACACGCAAAGTCCACGACCATTACGGTCAACTATGCTGTCTATCGGATTTGCCAGAACCCCAATATCAGAATCATGGTTGTGTCCAAGACACAGGCTATGGCACAAAAATTCCTGTTATCCATAAAAAACAGACTGACACATCCTAAGTACCAGGACCTCCAATTAACCTTTGGACCTCCAGGCGGTTTTCAAAAAGGCTCTGATTCATGGAAACAGGATTTAATTTATCTATCCTCTGAGTCTCGCGACTCTGGCGAAAAAGACCCTACAGTCCAGGCTATCGGTATCCGTGGTCATATCTACGGTGCCCGTGCTGACTTAATCATCATGGACGACTGTGTTGACCATACCAACGCCCATGAATACGAACGACAGATTGACTGGATTCAGTCGGAAGTTATGTCCCGTATTGACAACGATGGTGGTCGCCTACTGGTTATTGGTACCCGCCTTCGTCCCAAGGACCTCTACTCTGAACTGCGTGATGAAGCACGCTACCCAGATGAGACTTCCCCATGGACATACTTTGCACAACCTGCAGTTTTAGAATTTGACGAGGACCCTGAGAAATGGGTAACCCTCTGGGCTAAGACCAACATACCACCCGTATCTGGTAATGGAGAACCTGACGAGAACGGGCTGTATGACAAGTGGACTGGACCTGCCTTAAACAAGAAGCGCAGTCGTATATCCCCAAATCTTTGGGCAATGGTTTACCAGCAACAGCAGGTACATGAAGATGCAGCATTTCCTACCGCAGCCGTCAAGGGTGTCATCAATGGCGCTCGCAACTTTGGAATTATTCCAAGGGGCAAAAACGGTGTGCGTTACAACGGTATGGATGGCTTGATTGTTGTAGCAGGACTAGACCCAGCAGGCTCTGGTTATACCGCTGCCGTCTGTCTTGCTATAGATGTATCTACACAGAAGCGTTATCTTCTGGATGTATCTAACAAGGCTGCAATGAAGCCAGATGAGATTCGTGAACTCATTAAGGGTTGGACGGACAAATATAAAATTTCTGAGTGGCGTGTTGAGAAAAATGCTTTCCAAACGATGTTGACTCAGGACCGTGAGGTACGGGAATACCTGTCGTCACGGGGTGCAATTTTACGCGAACATCATACGGGTCAAAACAAATGGGACACCAACTTCGGAGTTGCATCCCTGACGACCCTTTTTTACGGATGGGAAGATGGCAAGGCTCTGATTGAGTTTCCATCTACGCATGCATCAGAAGGTCTTAAGACACTCATCGAACAACTGGTCACCTGGTATCCAGATGCACCTAAGTCACAAAAGACAGATACCGTCATGGCTTTCTGGTTTGCTGAACTTGGTGTGCGTGACCGTCTAGCAAGTGCTACAAATTTTTTCAAGTCACACAATCGTATGAATATGTTTCATACAAAGTATGACGAATCAAGACAGATAACCGTTAATTTAAATGACTACAACTATTCATAGAACTGGAGGTGGGTGCGATTCTAACTGTAGATGAAATTAAGAATAACTTCCTCATTATCAAACAAGCATTTGCTGAGCGCGATAGTCGCATGGAAGATGTCCTCCTAGTTCGTAAAGGTCGCATGCGCGATGTGTACCCTGACTTATTCCCAGATGGTCCTTTCGAGAACCCAATCGTGGCGAATATGGTTGACATCTCAGCCCGCGACTTGTCAGAAGTTATTGCACCTATGCCTGCGTTTAACTGCAACTCACCTACTATGGTTTCTGAGAAGGAACGCAAGAAGGCAGATAAGCGCGAGGAAATTGTCAACGGCATTGTTGACTTCTCCGATATTCAAACTCAAATGTTTACAGCAGCGGACCGCTATGTAACCTACGGATTTGTACCTGCACAGGTTGAGTATGACCTAGAAGCACAGATGCCACGCATCCGTTTCTTAGATTCCTACGGTTCATACCCAATGGTTGACCGCTTTGGTCGAGTTCAATACTTCTACCAACGCATTGAGAAGCCAGTATCAGAGTTAATGGCTGCATACCCTGAGTTTGCTCACATTATTTTTGACAAAGATGAGAACACAACAACCTCTGTACTTGAAATTGTTCGTTATCATGACAAAGACCAGGATGTTTTGTTCATCCCATCACGCAACAACCTTGTTATTGACCGTGCAGCCAACGCTCTTGGTGAGGTTATGGTTCGTGTTGTACAGCGACCATCACTTGATTCACAATCACGCGGACAGTTTGACGATGTTCTAGCAATTCAAGTAGCAAAAGCACGCTATGCCTTGCTTTCTCTTGAGGCTGCAACTAAGGCAGTACAGGCACCTATCGTTGTGCCACGCGATGTTAGCGATTTGGCACTTGGTCCAGATGCAGTTATCCAAACTGAGCGCCCACAAGATGTACGCCGTGTATCTATTGAGATTCCTGGCGGAACTTTTGCACAGCAACAGGTACTTGAAGGTGAATTACGCCTAGGCTCACGCTATCCAGAGTCTCGTACAGGTAACATTGATGCTTCAATCATCACAGGTCGTGGTGTTCAGGCACTTATGGGTGGCTTTGACACACAGATTAAGACAGCACATGCAATGTTTGCTCGTGCTTTTGTAGAACTTATCAGCCTTGCACTCAAAGTTGATGAAAAGATTTTTGGTAATGTAGAGAAAAACCTACGCGGTACACGCAACGGTACTCCTTACAACATTAAGTACAAGCCAAAGCGTGACATTGATGGTGATTACACTGTTGATGTTCAGTATGGCTTAATGGCAGGACTTGACCCTAACCGCGCTTTGGTCTTTGGACTACAGGCACGCGGTGACAAGTTGATTTCACGCGACTTCCTTCGCCGTCAAATGCCATTCTCCTTCAATGCAACACAAGAAGAAGAAAAGGTTGACACAGAAGAACTACGCGATGCTATGAAGCAGGCTATTGCTTCTTATGCACAGGCTATTCCAGCCCTTGCATCTCAAGGTCAAGACCCATCGGATATTCTGTATAAGTTATCTTATGTAATTAACGAGCGCCAGAAGGGAACCTCTATCGAGGTTGCGGTTTCTGATGCCTTTAAACCACAGAATCCCCCACCTGGTGCGATGACCCCTGACGGTGTAAGTCCTGAGATACTTGGGCAAGCAGGCGCGGTCCCTCCAGGTGAGGGGCAACTTCCAGAAGGACTAAGCCCAACAGGTCGTATGGTAGGTGTTGCACCAGGACAGATTGCTCCAGGTGGCAGACCAGATGTTCAATCCTTACTAGCAAGTTTAACAGCACGAGGCGAACCTAATTTGCAGGCATCCCTCATCAGACGAGTACCAGTGTGAGGAGGTGAATAAATGAAGAAAGCATCAGCACTCAAGAAGGGCTACAGCAAGAAGCCTGCTAACCAGGGTTCAGCAGGAAAGCCTAATATGCAGAAGCCAATGACAGCAAAGAAAGCATCCTCTAAGGGAGGAAAGACATTCTTTACTGCACAGCCATCTGGCACACGCGGTTCAAAGAACAAGTAATTAAATAGTCGGCTGCCGAAAACGCAGAGTTAATGGGTTGATAACCGCGATTAACAAATCAAACAGTCCTGAGCATTTGACATTAAAAGGCTCACCAATTTTTCAAACGCTAATTTAGCATTGGGGTAATCATGGCAATAGAAGCAAATAAGAATTTTAAAGTATCCGCTACAGGTGGAGAAGGTTCAAGCGGACAAGCAGCACAATATGTTGCAGGTATTGATAACGCGGGAGATTTTTATGAACTTCAAACTCAACAGCCAATGTCAAAGTCTGGCGTACAGTTGCCAAATAGAGGCAATCCTGTTGCACCTAAGATTCCAACTGGCGATATTGTTCCTCTCGATGCTCGAACACTCTACCCAGAAGAAGGAGTGGACACAGGAGCAGCATTAGGACCTAACGCAGGTGAAGAAATTATGGCAGCACCAAGCATGCTTGCAGCGCAAAACAATGAAGATATTGCTGCGCTCGCTGCTTATATGCCTTTCTATGCAAAGGTTGCTGAATCACCAAATGCATCTAACGCAACTCGTAACTGGTACCGCTACATTCGTAGTCAACTAGAGGGTCAGGCTCAGTAGTGAGTTGGATTGAAAACCTTGGCAAGATGGCGAAGTCAGCAGTTGACTTTACTGGATTGCCTGGACTGTTTAAAGATTTAGCAACTGCGGGTTCTAATGATGACCCGTGGTATGTAGATGGCATTAACCTTGCTAAGAATACAATCAAGGTTACAACCACCCCTGTTCGCGCTGCCGTTGGCGGTTTACTTGCAGTAGGTGAAGCATCATACGAATTAGGTGGCAAGGTACGCCGTGAAGGTGTTGAAACAATCCTTGACCAACCTTTCATGTACAACAAGTTTAAGAACGAGAACGAGTCATACTCCGACTACACCGCCCGCGTTGAACGCGAAAAAGAAAACATCAGTCTTGGTCAGGCGACTCTTTCCGTTCTCTCTCCTGGTAAAAATTCTGGTGATAAGTCAGGATGGCTACAGGACTGGACAGATAACAACCTAAAGTTTTTATCTGCTGGCTTTGACCTGTTTGACCCAATGGACCGTGAGGCTGCGTTCCAGAACCAGTACACAGGAAAGTTTCTTTCAGGTATTCAAGACATTACTGCATCAACACTTATTGACCCATTAACCTTTACAGGTTTTATTGGCAAGGGTGCAGTCATTGCTGCTAAGGCTCCAATGCTAGATACAATCTCTGGCAAGACTGCTCGTGCAGTATTTGGTAAGTTTGCAATGACAGAGGAGCGCCTCGATAACCTATTGGTTAAAGCACTTGATGGCGAAGGCGAAGCAGTAACAGATATTAAATTCTTGGCTAACTCAAATGCTAGAGAACAATACGAGTACTGGCGCAAAAAGAAAGTTACTAATCCAGATGCTATGGCGTATCTGTTTGGTCGCGCAACAACTGACCAAGAGGTAGTAGATACTTTCCGCGCAGTTATGTTTAAAGACACAGATGCAATCTCAAAAATTGTAGATGTAGATTCTGAGGCTGGCTTAGTCATTGATGCGTTAAACGATGTTCCTCATCCACATCGCATGCTTCTTGAGGGTAAGTCAGATGGCGACATGATTACTTCGCCTAAGTACAATGAAGTTTTACAAGGTTATATTTCAAAGGCTAGTACCGAAGATGACCGATTCCGCGTAGCACTTGAGACAGTACAAACTGGTGGACAGTTTAAGTATGGTTTCAGCCGTGGACCTTGGGAGGGCAAACTTGCTCAAAAGTCTAAGGCTAAGGCTGCTCGTACATTTGCAGAACCTGAATCTGTCTTAATACAAAAGACAAGCCTGCACCCAATCATCAAGGTAGTTAACTACTTTAAAGATGAGATGCCAAGCGGTATCTTTAATGTTAACGATGGTGATTCATACACAGAGTTTAATGCTTTCTTGGGTGAGGTTAACAACCTATCTAAGGGTGGATTTGGCGCACGAGCAGCATATTATGCTGACCAATATTTAGGTGCAGCCTCTGCAGGCGAGCGCAATGGAGTTATCCAGCGTGCTGAGAAAGAAGCGCTTTCTGTTCTCTTTCCTAACTACGACCAGGCAACTGTTGATAGCCTTTATGCAATCTTTGATTACCGCCGTGCTTCTCGTATTAAAGCACACCGCGACCAAGGATTCGTCTCATACCTTGAGAATGGTCAAGTTATCAATGCAGTATCGCCAGTGTTACAGCGCGAGTCTGCAAACTTTGTAATTATCGCAGACATGCGTAAGTTAGCCCGCGCTATCAAGTCACATGAAAGTATTCTTCCAGGATTACTCGATGGCATTGATGTTCAAGATTTAACTATGCGTACAGAAAAGGGACTTGCTGCTCTTGGTACCATCAACGACATCTTTAAGACTTCTGTTCTTATGCGCCTTGGTTACACAGTTCGTAACATTACCGAAGCACAACTATCTATGTTGGCTAAGGGATTTGCTATGCCAGCGATGGTTGCAGCAGGTGGTAAAGATGCAGTTGGACGATTCTTTAAAAACCGTCAGGTTGGCTTTACTCGTCTAATTGACCAGGTAAACATTAACGCTGGTCGCATGGATGATGTGCCAACTTTACAATACGCATTTATGTCAGAGGTTGACAAACTGCGTGCAGTTGACATGAGCCGTAAGCAACTTGCTAAGGCAATCTCAACACGCATTGGTGAATTAGAGCGTGATGCATTTAAACAGCGTTTTACTCCAGGTGTTGGTCCACTTACTGTTGAAGATGAAGTTCGTACACTCAAGGGTGTACTTGCAGATTTAGAGTCAATCACTCTTTACCATGGCTCAGCAGACGGTGCATTTAAACTTGACGAATCTCGCTCTATTGCGATGTCAGCATCACCTGCTATTGCTCGCCGTTACGCAGAAGGTGGAATAATTGCTTCTGTTGAACAGTATATTCCAACACCATCAGGTCGTCCTGGTCGCTTGAATGAACAACCACTAAGCAAGGCTGGCACATTAGCACCGTTGGATGAAGTAAAGTTAATTCAACGCCTAAATCCAAATATGAAAAATACTTCTGGTGTTGCATTAGTTAAGACAGACTATATTAAAAAGTTTATAGAATTTGACCGTGCTGGGGCTCAAGCAACTCCTGGTTATAGTGCTGAAACTATTACAAAGATTACCGATGATTTAAAGTCTGGTAAAGGGTTTACAGACCCTTTAATTTTGGAATACTATGTTAGTGATAGTGGAGAACTCTTACTTAAATTAGGAGAAGGAAACCACAGGTTACAGGCAGCATTAAGGGCTGGACTTGATTCCGTTCCAGTTGCTATTGTCAAAGGTTATCCAAGTACAAAAAATTTAAAGCGTACTGGCATAACTTCAAAAATTATTCCAGATAGAATGGGATATATTCCTGGCAATCCAAATCCTCGCACCTTGCTAGAGCCAGATGCAATGAAGAATTTGGAAAGAGAACCTAGAGTTCCTTCTGCCAAGCGTGAAGATGTACTCAATGAGGCAATGCTTAAACTACAATCAGACATGATTGATGCTGTTAATAGCGGTGCTAAAGTTGAAATTAAGCGCGGTTCCAAGTGGGCTGAGGTTAAGTCTATTGATTATGAGACACTTGTATTAGCACTTGAAACAGATGAAGTTGAGACAGTTTTATTTAAGAATTGGTCACGCCGTCCAGTATTCCGTGTAAACGCTTCTAAGGGTAATGTTCAACCAATTCGTGTTTATGGACCATCATTGTTCATGACCCGTTGGAGCGAACTGCCAATGGATGTACGCGCTTTGTTTAACAACAAGGCTTCTGAATTTAATGCATGGAACAAGTCAAAGGGCTGGCAAGACCAGAACTCACCTGTCTATAAGTACCTTCGTGAGAATGGTTACGGCAACGCCGTAGTACTTGATGACAAGCGTGCTGGCGGAGTTTCATACATCGTATTGCCAGAATCTGTTGATGCAGCAGGTCGCAAGCGCGAAGTCACTCGCACAGTTACAGAGATGGAACAACGCGCTCAGATTCAAGCAGCAGAAGATTTACCAGAACTTGGTCTTGAGCCAAGAATGGTTACTTCTAAAGAACGCCGTCAAGCAAAGCAAGCAGCAAAGAAAGCAGCACGCCGTCCTAACAATTCTGTTTCTCCTTACTACAACAAGGACAATGTTAACGCTGCTATTAACAACGGCGTAGAAGATGCTGCAGAAAACCTTGCTCGACTATTTACTCTTTCACATGCACACCTTGATGATATGTCAGAGCGCCTTGGCGCTGCTATTACTCGCGCTGAATCTAATTCAATTAAGCAGCGCACAGGTTATGGCTACATGGACATTGAGGCTGGCGGTTACAAGTACAATGTTCCAGAAGTATTCCAAGATGCATCATGGTTCATGGGTCGTACCTCAGCCGAGGACACATGGAACGCAATGGTTGCAACTCAGGAGATGGCGTTTACTACAGGCATTGGCGCTCGTACAGTAGCCCCTGTTAAGCCATCAGACCCACGCTATTTTGAAGCATGGGCAAATGTTTTAAACATGCACTTTCGTGACCCTGAGACAGGAATCATGGACCCTGTTGTCCGCAAGATTCTTGATGGTGATACAGATGAGGACATCCTTGGTTGGATGACTCGTAACTTTGAAGGTCGTAAGTACGCTAACGATACTTACACAACACCACGCCAGTCATTTGGATTTACTGCCCTTAAGGGTGGCGAACTAGATGAGGACTTGCTTGAGAAGATTAACATCACTCGTGGTGCAGTTAAGGTTTATATTCCAGATGAGGAAACAGCACTTGTGCTTAGCCGAGTCAAGGAAGAAGATGGCAAGGTCATCTCAGGCGGAGAAGTTCAGAACTGGTTACGCGATAGATTCGGTAGCAACCCAGAGAATCTTCCAGAGATTAACGGCTTGCTTGTTACAACAAGTAAAGAGTATCGCGACCAGGAACGCCTGATTGATACCTTTAACCGCCGTGTTATGCGCTTCCTTGGCTCATTGCCAGAAGATGTATTTGCTCGTCACCCATTGGTGAAGGCAACATATAACAAGCGTATCAAGGGCAACCTTGAGGCAATGGCTGCAGCAAAGGGAGCAGACAAATTAACTGCTGAAGAAATTGACCGTGCTATCCGTGGCGCTCGTGAAGAAGCACGCCGTGAAGTTGAGCGTACATTGTTCACCATTGTTCGCCGTAGCCGTGCATCATCTAGCCAAGTAATGCAGTTGATGTTCCCATTCTTTGCAGCCTACGAAAATACAATGAAGCGTTGGTCTGGCATTATTGCTGAGAACCCAACAGCGGTTGCAACTGCAGGTCGTACTATTGCACAGATTGTTAACGGTCAAACAGTTGTTGACCAAGATGGCAATCGCATTACAGATGCTAAGAAGTTGTCAGAAGAAGGCATGGCTAACTTGGTTATCCAAGTACCAGAAGGCTTTATTAAGTCACTTCCAAAGGCATGGCAGGAAGTAGCACAAAATTCATTTAAGAGTGTAAGCATCCCGCTTTCTTCTCTTGATGTGATTACACAGGGTCAGCCTGGAAACCCAGGATTTGGTCCTTATGCAGTACTGCCAACATATCTGATTGTTCGCAACCGTCCAGAGTTAGAGGATGCGTTCCGACCACTGTTCCCTGCTGGTCAACCACAAAGCGCTCTTGACTTGTTCACACCTGCAGCGCTACGCCGTTTGCGTACTATGTGGACACAGGATGAACTGTATGTTCGTACATTCAACCAGATGCTTCGTTATGAGACTTACAACTTTAACAGCGGTAAGCGCACAGACGAGCCAACTCTGGATGAAATTAAGGACAAGACAAACAAGTTCTTTATGCTTCGTGCATTGGGTTCAATCTCATTGCCTGTTGCAGTTAGCCCAGAGACTGACTTCTACCAGCAAACATTCCGTCAGTTCATGACTCAGTATGGTCCAGGTGAAGCAGAGGCTAAGTTCCTTGAGATGTACCCTGATTTCTTTGAGGCAACTGTAAGCCTATCTAAGTCACCAGGTGGACTTGAGGCTAACATCAGTACTGTTAAGAATCTTAAGAAGTTCCAGAACCTTATGGCTAATGCTGAGGCTAATGACAACCCAGAACTTATTGGCTTCCTTGCCAATGACTTTGATGGGCAGTACACTTTTAGCCAGGCTGCATACCAATGGCAGTACCGTCAAGGTGCATACCCTGGTTCAAAGAACACTTACCGTCAGAACCGTAGCCCAGAAGAATTGCTACGCGATGCAAACATCAAGCGTGGCTGGACACAGTTCAACTCATTGATGGGTCAGATTAACACTTACAAGATTCAGAACGGAATTGTTTCTGATAATGATGATGCCCTAAAGCCAATCATGGCTGGTAAGAAACTATGGCTTCGTCAGATGGCTGAGGATAACCTTGACTGGTACTCAGAATATATTTCTCCAGACCGTGGCAAGTATGAGCGCAGAGCGCAGGTACTTGAGACAGCCTTGGCGGATAAAAAGTGGATGGCACAAAATGGCAATCGTCCAGTAGTTAAGGCTATGGCTGTGTACTTAGATGCTCGTAAGCAACTAGGTAACTTGCTACAACAGCGTGAACGAGCAGGTGGCTCACGCATGCTAGAGGCTAAGAGTAATGCAGATATTGTATTTGTACTTGACCAAGTACGCACACAACTTATTGCCGAAAGCCCAGAGTTTGAAGAATTTATGAATCGTTATTTTATCAATGATACGGTGGTGGTGTAAGTGACTACAGGAAAAGAAGATAACAAGCCTGCAACTAAATCAGGTACCCCTGCAGGTACAGGCACACCAACAAGTGGTATCAATTTAGCAGACTTAATTGAAAAAGCCCAGGCTGCAGGTCTAGGTGGCGATGTTTCCTCTAAGGGTCCAGTTTACACCAAGCAAGATGCCGAGGCTGTTGTTCAGTCTGTTTACCAGCAACTCCTTGGTCGCAATGCTGTTGGTGCTGAGAAGTCTAAAGCAATCAGCATGTTCCTTGGTCAAGGTGCAGATACTGGTGCATCTGGTCGCCAACAGGCAATCGTTGACATGGTTCAAAATGATAGAGAGTTTGTTGTCCGTCAAGAGAACAAGTATATGGATGCTATCTACAACCGCATCGCACAGGATGTAAGAGAGGCACAAGGATAATGGCAGACCGTAGAGCCGTAGTACCTGAGACTCCACAGGAGCGCATCCGTAAAATTGCTATTGCCATTTCTCAAAATGAGCAAATTATTAAATCCGAAAAGCCTGGTAGCGCTAAGTTTAAGACTGCACAAAAAGCACTTGAGGAATTGCGTAAAGCATTTAATGATGCAAATGCTGAGTTAACAGCAGAACGCAACAAGGTTAAGAAGGCTGCTGCTGACAAAGCAAAGGCTAAGGCTGAGGAAGATTTAGCCCGTGCTGAGGCGCTTAATGATTCAAAGGCTGCACAAAAAGCCCGTGACAAAATTCGTGCGGCTGATGATGCTGCTGCATCTACAGTTCAAGGTCCAAACCTTGATAAAGATACTAAGCCTATGGATTCAGATGGCGATGGTATCCCAAATACTCTTGACAAAAATCCAAATACATTTGATAAGCCAACGCCAAAGCCGAAGCCAAAACCAACTACTCCTACTCCTACACCAACGCCTGCGCCAGCAACTCCTGGTCAAGATATAAAGGATTTGTGGGTTTCGTACCTTCGTACAACCTTTGCATCTTTAGAAGATAAGACACAAAAGGCTGAGATTGATATTCTTCTTAAGCGTGCTAAAGATGAGAAGTGGGATGAAGATACCTTTATGGATGCCCTTGAGGGTACCGTATGGTGGCAAGCAACTTATCCAAGCATCCGTAAATTTTTCTTAGATACGCATGACCCACGCAAGGCATCAACTTTTGCTGAAAAAGTGGCTAACACGATGGACTCAATGCTTGGCAAGTTAGAGGCTTTGGGTGTTACTGTTCGTCAGATTGACCCTGCAACTGGCAAAGTAGTTGACAACACAGATTTTGTTAAAGGCATTGCACTTAAGTCAATCGAGAACAACTGGGATGATGACCAACTAGAACAGTATCTTGCCACACAAAGCAGCATTATTTTTTCTGGTGGCGGAACCCTTGGTTCATTCTATGACCGCATTGCTCAGCAAGCATACCTATATGGTGTACCTCTTGATGAGACTATGAAGAAAACAATCAACACATCGTTACTTGACCCACTAGATGGTCGCGATGCAAACTACTGGATTAAGACAGTAAAAGACATGGCTTACGATGCACCACAGAACAAGCCATTCTTGGCTTCATTGCAAGCAGGTCGTAACCTATACGAAGTAACTAACAGTTATCGCACGCAGATGGCTAACCTTCTTGAGGTTGACTCAACTGCTATTACATGGAACGACTTGATGGGCAAGGTTGTTGATAACACTACAGGCAATGCTCGTACATTTGCAGACTTTACAAAGCAACTTAAGAGCGACCCGTTGTGGCAGTACACAAGAAACGCTAAAGAAACATACAGCAATACAGCACTTGATATTGCCAAGATGTTTGGATTTATGGGGTAATCATGGCAGATGTATCATCAGCACTTCGTAAATTAACTTCTGGTGGAACGCTTACACAGGAAGAAAGAAACTTGCTTGGCATGGGTCCTGCCCCTAAAGCAACTCCTGTCACACCAGAGGCTACACCAACAAGCATGGATGACCCAAACATCTATGGTCCAGGAAAGATTCCTACCGCTGCAGTACCTGATGTGCCTGCACCTACTGATACAGAAGATGAATATGTCACTAACTGGCGCAGTGGTATTAGAGCCAAAAAGGGTACAGCCCTTGGGGACTTGTTTGAAAAGCAAAATGCTGAGCGTGAAATCCGTGATGCTGCATTTGCTAACAAGCCTACAGAGGACCCAGGTGAGGGTTTCTACTGGCAATGGCAAGAGCGTAATCAGACATGGGCAAAGATTCGTGCAACCTTCGGCGGTGGAGGTGGAGGCGGAGGCGGTGGAGGCGGCGGAGGCGGCGGAGGCGGTGGAGGAAACACCACTACTACAACCACTGGCAACAACTACACAGGTGCTGGCTCTAGTACTGACCCACTGAAACTTAACGGCGCAAACTTTACTGGAAGCCTTGGCGGAGTCAACTATGTCAATGGTATTAAGGAAGATACTGCTAAGAAAACTGCACAGCAAGAGTTTCGTGCAGCCCTTGCAGAGTTTGGCTTAGGTGACTTGGCTGATGTAATTGATGGTTTCATTAAACAAGACCTTTCAGTTGCACAGATTAAATTAGAACTACCTAAAACACAATCTTACAAAGATAGATTTCCTGGAATGGAAGCACTTCGTGCTGCAGGTCAGGCTGTCAGAGAAGATACCTACATCTCTATGGAGAGAGGTTATCTACAAACATTACAGGCTTATGGACTTGACACAGCGGCACTTGGTTCTCGTAAACAATTAGGTACTTACATTGCTAACTTGGTTAGCCCTCGTGAGTTTGAGGAGCGAGTCAATCTTGCTGCTACTCGCGTTAAGGATAACGCAGATGTTATTGCACAGTTTAAGACTTACTACCCAGAGGTAGATAACTCAGCACTTACTGCTTATCTACTCAATCCAACCGTTGGTATGGACATCATCAAGAAGCAGGTACGCCTTGCTGAGATTGGTGCTGCTGCAATGGATGTTGGGTTTGCTACTGGTGTCTCACTATCTACCGCAGAAGAACTACGCGGTGCTGTTGGTGAACAGGACTACCAGACAATCAAGTCAGCCTTTGGTCAAGCCAAGGTTCTATCAGACCAGCAGGCACGCCTTGCTCGTCTTGAGGGAACTGGTTACTCACAGAATGAGGCGATTCAAGGAATCGTTGGCAGAGACATACAAAGCCAGATGGCATCTCAGAAGCGTGCTGAGCGAGAAACAATGACTCGCTTCGGTGGTCGCTCTGGAGTAACAAGTACTTCACTTAAGAGTACCGAAGGAATATAAAAAGAATCCCCACTTAACCGACCAGCCTAGGTGGGCGTAAAAGACTGGTAGTGATAGCCAATGTAGTTTCCCCTAACTGCATTGTGGATTGCGAATACAACTAACAAAGGGAGATAGGTAGATGGCTACCAACTATGAATACGATGACGAAGATGATGAAACCACCCAAGACGGTGGCATCAATCAACTCCGCAAAGTAAACCGTGCGCTTGAAAAGCGTGCAAAGGAACTAGAACAGGAGTTGTTAGGTCTTAAGTCACAGACCCGTCAGCGTACTGTCAAGGATGTGCTACAAGCAAAGGGTTTCAACCCAAAGATTGCAGCGTTCGTACCAGCAGATATTGATACTTCGGAAGAAGCAATCAACAACTGGATTAACGAATACGGCGATGTATTTGGTGCAGTAACCCAGGCTGAAACTCAGTCAACACAACAGAATCACGATGTGACTGCTCAAGCAAGAATTAACAACATGGTCGCTACTGGTCAGGCTCCAAACCTTGACACAGATTCCATGTCGCGAGTCTTGCAGGCAAAGTCACGCGAGGAACTAGATGCACTCCTTGGTTTGTAATTAACCCAACCAACTAACCAATCACCAGGAGGTGAACCCACATGGCATATACAGATACCTCGTCTATGGCAGGTCTTGTAAAGACCGCTTATGACCGTTATGTAGAATTTGCCCTCCGCGATACGCCGATGATTCGTGCAGTAGCGGATAAGCGCCCAGTTCAGCAGGCGATGCCAGGTTCAAGCGTTGTATTCTCACTTTACAATGACTTGGCTGCAGCAACTGCTGCTCTATCAGAGACAACCGATGTAGATGCAGTAGCACTACCAGATGTCTCAACAGTTTCAGTTACTCTAAACGAACAGGGTAACGCTGCACTTGCAACACGCAAGTTGGAACTGCTTTCACTATCAGATGTTGACCCAGCAATCGCTGACATCATCGCTTACAACATGGCTGACTCACTAGATGACATCGCGCAGCAAGCGCTTGTCAACGGTGTGAATGTTATCTACTCAGGTACAGCAACATCAACAGCAACAATCACAGCAGGTATGACAATCACATCTGCTAACCTTCGCAAGGCAGTTGCTAAGTTGCGTACAAACAAGGCTGTGCCTCGTGCAGGAAGCCTATACTGGACAGGTATCCACCCAGAAGTTTCACACGACCTTCGTGCTGAGACAGGCAATGTCGGCTGGCGTGACACACACCAGCACACAGATGCTTCATTGGGTAACCTATTCGCAGGCTCAATCGGAACATACGAAGGTGCTTTCTTCATTGAAAACCCACGCATGTTCTCAGCCAAGGCAGGTGCAGACCAGACAGCACTCGCTACAACAACAGTAACTGTTGCTGGCGTATCTGCTCAGTTCACAATCGGTGTTGCTTCATCTTCTGTCATCGCATCTCGTGCAGAGGTCGGCGACAAGATTGCTGCAACAGGTATCGCATCAGGTGCCAAGATTTCAGCAATCGCAACATCAGGCTCAACAACAACAATTACAGTAGATACAGCAAACACTGCTGCTGTAACAGTTGGAGCGACAGTAACAGTTACACCAGTAACTCGTGTATTCGACACAATCCTTGCTGGAAAGCAGGCATTGGCTGAGGCTGTTGCACAAGAGCCATCAGTTGTTATCGGACCAATCACCGATAAGTTGATGCGCTTCCGTCCAATCGGATGGTACGGTGTTATCGGATGGTCACGCTACCGCGAGGCTGCTCTATACCGCATCGAATCAGGTTCATCAATCGCTGCTCTCTAAGCAGTAGTTGTCGGGGGGTGGGGCGAAAGCCCCATCCTCTGCAACAGAATAGGACAATATGACACAGTACATTTTTACTACACCCACCGTTGAAGAAACTCCAATGAGTGATGGTCCATTGTTCTCACGCTACAAAATTATTAAAGGAGTTTCTGTCTTAAGAGTTAACGGTATCTATTCCTCATATCGTTACCCAGCACAAGTAGATGTTGATGCCGCTAGTGAGTTTTACCTAGGTGGCACTAAGACTTTAATTACACAAGAGACAGCAGATGCCCTGACTGCTCAAGGCTATGGGGAGTACATCACACCAGCATGAGTTTACATCAAAGAACTATTCATCCTGAGTATGTTGAAGGATGCTTTGGCTGCAAGGTTTCTACACTAGAGATGGGTGTAGGCGATGCCAATTCTAAAGTAAGTATGTCCACTACAAAGTGGGATGCAGAACTCAAGGCATACAAAGATGCCCGCGCTCAAGGTATTCAGCCAGCAGGCACAAGCATGAAGGCAGTGCAAAAGGCAGTAGATATTTCACAAAAGACAGGAAAAGCATACGGCGCTTAAGGGGCAAACATGACAGCCATCGTTGGTATCCAGTTAAAGAACGCAGCAGTTATCGCTGGTGATTCCAGGATTACCTACAACGATAAGCCCTACACAGCCAAAGGTATTGAGAAGGTTATCACCAAAGGTGAATATGTAATTGCCTTTGCTGGAGATGACCAAGCAGCCAATATCGCACAGTACCTATGGGTACCACCCAAAGTATCCAGGGTTATGGATTCAGATAAGTTTATGATGAGCAAGGTATTGCCATCACTTCGTAAGGCAATGATTGACAATGGGTACAACCCAGACCCTGCTGATAGAGATGCAGGCTTTGATGCACTCGTTGCCTTTGACGGAATCATTTATGAGATTAGCCATTACTACTCCTTCTCCCGCGATGATGGCGGGTTCTATGCAATCGGTGGTGGTGGCAACTTAGCACTTGGCGCAGTAGCAATGGTTGGTCCTAAGACAATCAAAGATGCCGAAGAAGTTGCTATAAAAGCAATACAGATTTCTGCTAACTACAACACAACTGTTGGCGGAGAAACACAAGTTACAGTTCAAAGGAGTAGAAATGTGCATTAAGTGCGGATGTTATGGAACAGTGAGTCCATATGGTGTCGGTGGGAGAAAAGTTAACTCTGCTCCAACTGCAGCAAATGTTGCTCAGTACAACAAACCTATTCAGCGTATTGGCGAAGTGCCAACAGGCAAGCGCCTTGAGATGGAAGATGATTACGAGGACTAAACCATGAAGAAAAAAGCAGCAATGAAGAAGGTTGAAAAAGTAATGGGCGAGTACAAGCGTGGAACCCTTAAGTCAGGCAAGGGTGGACCCGCTGTTAAGTCTCGTAAGCAGGCAGTTGCTATCGCTATGAGCGAAGCAAAGATGGCTAAGAAGAAGAAGTAATGCCAGCCAAGAAGGACCCACGCCTAGCCCGTGCTGGTGTGTCAGGCTTTAACAAGCCCAAGCGCACACCAAGTCATCCAACAAAGTCTCATGTTGTTGTGGCTAAGTCAGGTTCGGAAGTAAAGACAATTCGTTTTGGGCAACAGGGAGTCTCAGGAGACAGACAACCTTCTGCCCGTCAAGCATCGTTCAAAGCACGCCATGCAAAGAATATTGCCAAAGGCAAGATGAGTGCAGCGTATTGGGCAGACAAGGTGAAGTGGTGAAGAAGAAAGCATTTTGGGATACAAAGAATCCAAAGAAGAAATCAACACCACTAACACCAGCACAGAAAGCAAAGGCTAAGGCAGCAGCAAAGAAGGCTGGTCGTCCTTATCCAAACCTTATAGACAACGCAGCAGCGAAGCGAAAGGCTAAGTAATGGCAACAGGTAGAGCAGGAAGTTCATTAGCAGACGAACTTAATCGTCTTGCAAACGGTGGTACATATCCCGTAATGACAGCATACAAAGTAGAACAAGGTGCTGCTAACGCATGGGCTGGAACATCTGGTCTAGGTCTTATTGCTGCTCTAAATTACAAAGCAAGTTCAAGTCGTCAACCTAAAGACTACAAAGACTATAACGCTATCTGTAACGAGTTAGCAGGAACCACTGGATTATCAGGAGTTGTAGCCTTAAGGAGCATTGACCTATGAGTTCATATTCAGATTTAATCGAGCGCGTTGATTCAGTTCTCCACGGATACACAGACAATGTTGAGCCAACCAGTTGGATAACATCATCTTTATCATCAACAGCAACTACAGTATCTGTTGCCGATGCCAGTGGCATGGGTCGTGGTTTTGTACAGATTGATGATGAAATTGTATTTGTCAACAGTACGGACAATGTAGCCAACACATTGACACTTACCCCATGGGGTCGTGGACAGCGTGGAACTACACCTGCTGCACATTCAGAAAATGCAAAGGTAATTGCCAGCCCAATCTTTCCACGAGCAGAAATCAAAAAGGCAATCAATAACACTATTGATGCTATGTACCCAATGGTATTTGCCACTGGTACAACTGACTTCCCCTTCATCGCAGCACGCACTACTTACCAGTTGCCAGCAGATTTCCAGGCAGTCCTTGGTGTGTCTTACTCAACAGTTGGACCATCTCGTGAATGGTTCCCAGTTCGTGGCTACACACTAGACCACACAGCAGACACAGATGCTTTTGCAACTGCTCGTAGCATCAGTATCTATTCAGGTATTACTCCTGGACAGACAGTGCATGTAGTGTACAAGAAGCGCCCTACATTGTTAGTAGATGAAGATGATGATTACGCAACAACTACAGGTTTACCATCATACTCAGAAGATGTTGTCATCTATGGCGCAGCCTTCCGTATGGTTTCATTCTTAGACCCATCACGCCTTGGTCCACAATCTGCAGCAGCAGATATTTTTGATGGCGTAACACCAGTAGGTTCTGGACAGAACGCTTCCAGATTCCTATACAACATTTACCAACAGCGTTTAAATGAAGTAGCGGACAACCAGCGCCGTCAACATCCACTTCGTTCCCACTACCAGAGATAAGGCAGACAAATGGCAGCAGGCGACCCAGGCTCCCCAGCGCGGTACTACTCCTCAACAGCAGTTGAAACCGCACTCGGTTCATCAATTCCCGCACAATCACAGGGACAGGCGAACACTTCGTTTATCGTTGGTTCAGTATCTGGTTTCCCCTCATCATACCCATACACTCTTATTGTTGACCCAGATACATCTAAGGAAGAAGTTGTCACTGTTACCGCTGGTAGCGGAACAACACTTACTGTAACTCGTGGCTCTGACAATACACAGGCTGTAGCCCACTCCGCTGGTGCTGTTGTAAGACATGGTGTTTCAGGTCGTGACTTCCGTGAGTCAGAGAACCACATTGCTGCTCGTGGTTATGACATTGACCAGACAATCCTTAACGCTGCTAACCAAACACATGTGCATGGTATTGCAACAGGTGATGGTGTTATTGTTGGTACTCTTAAGACACAGACTCTGACTAACAAGACTCTTACATCTCCAGTAATTACTAATCCAAGCATCTCTGGTGCTGGTGTAGATGCAAGCATTGTCTTTGAAGGTGCAACTGCTGATGCTCATGAGACAACTCTTACAGTAGCAGAGCCAACGCAAGATAATACTATTACCTTGCCTAACACAAATGGCATAGTTGTTCTTCATACAGCAGTTCAGACTCTTACTAATAAGACTATTGATATGACTGGTGTAACACTTACTGGTCTTTCATCTGCTGGCATGGTTTCATCTTCTGCTACACCTAAAGATTATGTAGATGCTTTCTTTGGTCCATTAACCAGTGCAGTTACTAGCGCAGCATCTGCTGCTGCAAGCGCTGCTGCTGCTGCAACATCAGCCACAAGTGCAGCCAATAGCGCAACAGCCTCTGCTTCATCAGCCAGTGCTTCGGCTACATCAGCAACTGCAGCGGCTACCTCAGCAACCTCTGCTGCTGCCTCTGCTACAGCCGCTGCTACTTCTGCTACAAGCGCATCTAACAGCGCAACGGCTGCAGCAACCAGCGCTACAAGCGCTGCTGCTTCTGCTACTGCTGCTGCCACTAGTGCAACAAGTGCCGATGCAAGTGCGACAACTGCTGCCGCTTCTGTAGCAACTATTGCTGGGTATGCAACAGCATCTGCCAACAGTGCATCTGCTGCAGCGACAAGTGCTACGAGTGCTGCTAACTCAGCGACAGCATCTGCTAACTCAGCAAGTGCTGCTGCAACAAGTGCAACAAGTGCTGCCAATAGTGCAACTGCTGCTGCTACATCTGCTACTTCTGCAGCAACATCAGCCTCTAGCGCTTTAACAAGTCAAACTGCAGCAGCAACATCTGCAACATCTGCTGCTACTAGTGCATCAAGTGCGCTTACTAGCCAGACTGCTGCTGCTACAAGTGCCGCATCGGCTGCTACTTCGGCTAACTCGGCAGGAGTTGAAGCGCTTTCTGCTTTGACTAGCGCATCATCTGCAACCTTGTCAGCATCTTCTGCTGCAACTTCTGCATCAAGTGCTGCAACAACCTATGACAACTTCGATGACCGCTACCTTGGTAGCAAGTCAACTGCTCCTACAGTAGACAATGATGGCAACACACTTCTTGTGGGTGCTATTTATTGGAACAATGTTCTTAACAACATGTATGTATGGTCAGGTTCAACATGGGTGCAGATTGCAACTACATCTGTTTACACAGCACCTACTCTTGGTAGTACAACTATTGGTTCTGGTGCAACTGTATCTACAATTACCGCTTTAACTCTTAGTGGTGGACTTGCTGCTGCAGACCCAACTACAAATCTTGGTCTTGCTACTAAGCAGTATGTTGATGCAGTGGTTACTCAGATTAACTATCATGAAGCAGTAACAGCAGCCTCAACAACAAATCTTGGTGTTACATACAACAATGGCTCATCAGGTGTAGGAGCAACTCTTACAGCAGATACCCTTCGTGCGTTTAATACTCTTGATGGTGCATCGGTATCTGTAGGTCAGCGTGTTCTTATTAAAGACCAGACAACACAGTTGCAAAATGGTATTTACACACTTACCAACAATGGCTCTGCTGGTGTAACAGCCTGGGTGCTTACTCGCGCAACTGATGCGGACAATAACCCATCAGGTGAAATGCGAAATGGCGATGAATTATTCTGTTCTAACGGTACAGTAAATGCTGGCAAGTCATTCATCAACTCAACATCAGTAGACCCTATTGTTATCGGAACTACTGCAATTACATTCAGTGAGTACTACGCAGGGCTACCAGCACAGACTGGCAACTCAGGCAAATACCTAACAACAGATGGAACTACGCCATCATGGGGTACTGTCGCTGGATACTCAGCACCTACCCTTGGTTCAACATCTATTGCCTCAGGTTCAACTAATACAACATTGGTTGGATTTACTAAACTCCGCTCGGATGTATTCGCAACACTTGATGCTAACGGATTTGAAATTGATTTGGAACTCATGACCATCATGGGTGCGTTCTAAGAAAGGGAACAACAAATGCCAACAACAACTAAAGCACTAGCAAGAGCAGCCTTTGCAACATCATCGGCAACTCTTTACACAGTGCCATCAACAACAACAACAGTAATTAGTAATATTGTTATTGCTAATACTGCAGGAACTGCAGGTACATTTACACTTGCACTCAATGGAGTGGCTATTGCATCAGCAGTATCTGTTCCTGCTAATAGCATTACTGCTATTGACCTTAAGCAAGTACTTGCAGCAACCCAAACAATTACGGGTTTAGCATCAGCAACAAGCATTAACTATCACATCAGCGGAGTGGAGATTTCCTAATGGCTATTGAAAGAATCCCTGGGGTTGGTCCTCAAAATACAGACATTGCTACAGCGGTAGCCGCTGCTGTACCTACTAACTCATCTATTGCTGCAGCAGTTCCAACAAACTCTACTATTGCATCTGCAGTAGCAGCAGCAGTGCCTACTAACTCAAGCATTGCTAATGCAGTTGCTGCTGCGGTGCCTACAAATACTTCTATTACAAATATTGTTCAAAGTTATGCTGCTGCCAAATCTTGGCGCGCTCAAGTATTTTATAATTCAGGCAACTGGACAGCACCTACTGGCACTAATTATGTAAAAGTTTTACTAGTTGGCGGCGGCGGAGGTTCTGGTGGTAATGCAAGTCAGACTAGCGGCGGCGGCGGAGGAGGGCAAGTTCTTTATGAATGGCTTTCTGTAACACCTGGAACAAATTACGCAGTAAATATTGGCGGCGGCGGTAGCGCTGGTATTAGCAACGGTGGCAACGGCGGTTCTGGCACGGCTACTGCATTTGGCAATTTGCTTGTTGCAGGTGGTGGTGGTGGTGGTGGTTATGATGCTGGACCTGGCACTAATGGTAACACTGGTTCACTTGGTGGTGGAGCGCACTCTGGTGGTGGTTATTCTAATGACGGTCCCATTGTTCCTAATGTTGGCGGCAGTGCTGGCGGTTTTGGCGGAGGTAGCCTTAATACTAGCGGCGCTGGCGGAGGTGGCGCAGGTGGTCACGGTGAAAGAGCGGGTTCAACTAGTAGCACTGGTGGAAAAGGTGGACCTTCTCTTTATGGATTTGGTGCTGGTGGTAGTGCTCAACAACCTGGACAAAATGCTTCAAATTCTGGCGCACCTCGTGCAAATTCAGGTCAAGGTGGAAGTGGCACGGGCGGTAGTCAACGTAGTGGAGTTGCTGGTGCCAGTGGTTATGCTAGAGTAGAGTGGGAACAATAAAAATGGCACATTTTGCAAAAGTTAACGATGATAACATTGTTGTTCAAGTAATTGCTATAAGCAATGAACAAGAGTATCGTGGAGTAGAATTTATTACAGAAGATATGGGTCAACCTGGACGATGGTTTCAATGCTCATTTAATACACATGAGGGCAAGCATTTAAAAGGTGGAACACCATTACGCAAACACTATCCATCAACTGGAGATTCTTATGACCCAGAATATGATGCATTTATTCCAATGAAATCTCGTTACGGTTTTCTTTTTAATAAAGAAACTTGGAAATGGGAAGCACCAACTCCAAAACCAGAAGGCGATTTTACTTGGAGTGATTCTAAGTTAGAATGGATTCCAACTGATGATTGGTCATTTGATGAAGATAGAATCACAATTGATAGACCAGTATTCTAAACTAACTTAGGGGAAAAAATGGAAATAAAGTTTACAAATACAGCAAGTGTTCCAGAAGAATACTCCCCTAAACTAGCAAGTGCTTTTGTTCCAGATTGGTATAAAAAACTAGAATCTTATATAAATGGAGAAAAGAAACCTACTGGTAATGGGACATCTGCTGCAACTATTAAACGTTGTATGCCAGTCTTTGATGCTATTATTGGTGGATATATAATTGTATCTGCTGCTGATGTATTTGTTTCTCAGAAAGAGACTCAAGATGGTGGTAAACAACCTTGGTTTGAATGGTCAAATTATGGGCTTATTCAATTTCATCCAATAGAGCAAGCACCAGAGCATCCTAATCGTAATGGTCATATGGCTTATCCAAAATGGATTAACCCCTGGGCAATTAAAACTCCTAAAGGTTACTCTGTTTTGTTTACTCAACCTATGCACAGAGAATCTTCTTTTACAATTCTTCCAGGAATTGTAGATACTGATACTTATACTGCTCCAGTAAACTTTCCATTTGTGCTTAACGATGTAAACTTTGAAGGACTTATTCCTGCAGGTACACCTATTGCTCAGGTTATTCCTATTAAACGTGATAAATGGCAAATGAGTTTAGGTTCTCAGGAAGAGTTTATTGAACAACAACAAGTTACTAATCGTTT